GGTGGAACGTGCTTTTAGCGTTATTGGCGTCACTTGAGATGTTCGCGGGCAATTTGACGGTGCTATTTGGGGCAAAAACGTCAGCTTTAATCCTGATGACAGGCGCTATGGCGAATTTGGTCTTGCGCGTGGTGACGACGCAAGCGTTGAGCGAAAAGGGGAAATAAATGACTACCGTAATTACCTGGAACATCTCTCAGCTTGATTGTCTGCCACAGGCTCCCGAAGGTGCTGACTATGTAGTTACCGCGCATTGGCAATGCGATGGTGTAAATGGCGAATACTCAGGCAGCGTCTACAGCACCACCGGCTTTGCGGTCACTCAGGGTGAGTCATTTACCCCATACGCTGATCTTACGCAGGAGCAGGTTTTAGGGTGGATTTGGGCAAATGGCGTTGATCAGGCGGCGACAGAGGCGGCGGTTGAACAGCAAATCCAAAACCAAATAAACCCGCCAATCGTATCGCCCCCTTTGCCTTGGACAACTTGACGTTAAGATGCCAAACCATGAACCAACTTGTATTCAACTGGGCCGTGGCCCTCGCAGGCTTCCTCGGTGGATGGGCGCTTAAAGTGATCTGGGATTCCATCAGCGAGGTGCGTAAAGATCTCAAGCAAATGGATTCCAAGATGCACAATGACTTTGTGCGCCGCGATGATTTCCGCGAAGCGATCCGCGAGATCAAGTCGGATATGAAAGAAGGTTTCCGAGGTGTCAACGACACGCTCGGCCTGATCTTTAACAAACTCGACGGCAAAGAGGATAAGTGATGGAAATGGGGGTGGTAGAGCTACTGATTAAGGCGTGGCCGATACTGCTTGCTTTGATCACGCTGATTATCGTTCTCGCCAAGCTCGATTTACGTGTGGCGGTGGCTGAAGAGAAGATAAAAACCCTATTCCAACTCTGGAACAAAAAGGACGGCGAGAAATGATCGCGCAGCTATTGCCTTTTGCCGCGAAGATCGTCGATAAGCTCATTCCCGATCCCCAGGCTAAAGCTCAAGCGCAGATGGATCTGGCCAAGCTCGCAGCGGATGGTGAGCTTGCAAAGATGGCAAACGAGACCGAGCTTTACAAAGCCGAGCAGGACAATGTGACGAGTCGCTGGCAGGCCGACGCTGCGACGAACTCATGGCTCGCGCAGAACATTCGACCGATGACGCTTGCTTACATTCTGACCGCGTACCTCGGGCTCGCCCTCCTCGATGGGTTTGGCATCAAGGTCGCAGAGGCTTACGTCACGTTACTCGGCCAATGGGGAATGTTGGTGATGAGCGCCTACTTTGGCGGGCGAACGCTCGAGAAGATTATGGATATGAGGAAAAAATAGTGGATTGGCGCCTATATCCAAACTTCAGTGCATCCGAGTTCAATTGCTCACACTGTGGCAAAAATGAGATGACCCCTGAGTTTCTGTCCAAACTCCAGGCTTTACGCATGGCCTATGGCGCGCCGATGCGAATCACCTCGGGTTACCGCTGCCCAGAGCACCCCATAGAAGCGAAGAAGATGAAGCCTGGCGCCCATGCGAGCGGGTGCGCGTGCGATGTGGCGGTTGACGGCCAACAGGCCCACAAGCTCTTAAAGCTCGCCTTCGAGCTTGGATTTACAGGGATCGGCGTCAACCAGAAAACGTCAGGTCGATTTATCCACCTCGATACGCTGACCGAGGCGCCGCGGCCTAACGTCTGGTCATACTAAATAGCTCTCGAGCGACGATATCGGCCTCGACGTCAAGGCCGTGCGATCGCATTCGGTAGAGGATCTCGGCGAGCGTCGGCTCTTCTTTCTGGCCATACCCCCAAGGGTGGCGCTTTAGCTCTCGCTCCCATGCACCAGGTTCTGAATCCTTGTCGATCATGTTAACCCCCACCACACTGCTCCAACGCCTACAAAAAACCCGAAGCTAAACCAAAGCAGGAATGTCGAGGGCTGATCGCGCTCGGCTTCCCACCGTAATCGCTGCTCCTCGAGTAACTGTGCTTTAAGGCGCTCGAGCTCGCTCACCAGTAATCCACTCCGCTTCGATGGCACCTTGCATTTGGGGTAGGCACCCAGCGCCATTTGTAATTACGCCAGGCTCGATATCGCTCTATCCATCGTCGGATCATAAGGCCTCCACACTGTAGCTATCGGAAGGTGATCTCCACTCTTTGTCAGGCTTGGGGTCGATCCAGCTTGGGTCTGACCATAGCAATCGGTTATTGGGGTACGCAATCAGCTGCCCTTTGCCCGCCCCTTTTGAACCGTCGAGGGCGATGACATGATGGTTTTTGTGTTGATCGCTGGTTTCTGACCACCCATCCTTGGCCCAATCGATCGTAAACAGGTAAGTGCCTTTACGGATCTGACCGTCGCGGCCTAAAGCACTGACTCTGTGGTTGCGTAAGAACGCGAAGGCGTGCACCTGGGCGTAATAGCCATAGCTATCCCACCAAGCGCAGAGATCGACTGAGAGCGGCTCACAGGGCGCTATACAGAGCGCGTGGATCGGGATGCGAGCCCACTGTGCGCCCGAGGCCAACATGACCTGGAACATAGGCACTCGAGCAGGCTCTGCGCGAAACCCGAATATCGTCGCCTCGGTGTAAGTTCCTTGGCCTTTTGCCTGGTCATAGAGAAACTCATTGCGAACGTGGCACTCGACATAAGGGGTGTCGCAGAGAAAGTTCATCTTTTCCCCCTGGCACGAATCGCATTGGCAACCCCGCGGGGACAGTTATCGCAGGTCGGCTCATAAGATTCGGCAACCAAGGCGCACGCTTCCCGCTCTGCTGCCGCAATCATCGCGGCAAACTTTAATATTTCGTAATCAGTACAAGTCCAATGTGACCCATCACCCGCTAAATCAAATTTAGCCTTGTATGCTGTGTCTAAAATTTCATGCAATTCTTCAACGGTCATACCAACCCCTCCTTTACTAACTGCGCGATCGTGCGCGCCATGCCCTCAAAATGCGCGAGGCGTAGCTCCTCGCGGGATAGGCCGCTCTTATTCGTGCGACCGTCGACCTCATCGTGGCACGCAGAGCACGCCCAGGCGCCAAGGAGATCGGGTGCTTTGGTTCCCATGCCTGAGATCCCTGAGAGGCGTATATGTGCCAATACAACGGTTTGGCTGTTGAAGTTACAGACGCCAGGGATGCGTACCGTGCATCCGCGATCCTTGGCGGCCTTGCGAAGATGAGCACTCATACCTTGATGTAGCTCATCACGCGACGGGCGTGAGCTTTGGGATCTTTGCTATGTTCCATCCCCGCCTCGACGATGGCGCCGGCTTTGAGCCACTGGCGCACCTTGCCGCCGACTACGGCTGACCAGGCATTCGGGTGGTGCGGTTCCTCGATGCCGCTCGATTGCAGCGCAAGGCGCAGATCCTCGCCCGTAAACGACACCCCAGAGGGCGCGCTGGTAAACCAATCGTTCAGGGCCGTTTTGCAGTGATCGCGCCAAGGTACGGCATTCTCCTCGACCTGGGCCATTCCTTTATCGCGTAGGCGTCGACCAAGGTCGAACAGTATCGATAGCTGATTCATTTCATCTCCGGTTCTGGTATCACAATCCCAAGCTCCGCGCAGCGCTGACTGATGAACTCTAGGTAATCCGTGAATTCCTGCTTATTCAGCGCCGAGCTCCGTTTTAGCGGGCGCATACGCTTACGCCCGAACCCCTGTAACGTCTCCCATCCAAAGCACTCCCCGAGAAAATACTCATGCAGATCGTCGCGCTGCCAGCCCGCGAGCACCTCGCCGCCTGCCTCAAGAATCGAGGGGTACACCACCCCCCAGAGATAGGCGTTTTGTTGCTGCGTGCGAGGCTTGCGCCACTCGACGATCTCGATCGACCAGGACTTGCCGCGATCAAGTGCGGTGATAACGCCTGTCAGCGCTTTAATCACTTGCTCAGGCGGCGTGCCTTTGGGAAAGACGCGCTTCATTCTCCCTCGCGCTCGCCTTGCATCACTCGCGATGCCGCCTGGTTCCACTCAGACTTGTACTCAACGTCCTGCCACTCGGGAAACCAAGGGCCGCCTCGAGTGAAGTGAACGGCGACCGGATCGGGCTCATCACCTGGGCCGTACCACCCCTCCAGGTAGTTAAATTTGACAGGCAACGAGCCGATGCGCGAAGGGTCGGGTATCCACTTAAACTGATGCAGGTACATTCCGCTTTGGATGTTGACGATCTCGGGGGTGAGCGCTTTGCTTTCCTCGGCCTCGCAGTTCCACAGAATGCAACTTGACCAGTTTTTCTTGGGATAGACCGTCTGCTTGCACCCATCCATTTTGGTTTCTTCGGTCGGCGTGTAGTCATGTTTGACCACCATCACCGCCTTGTTGAGGTCGGTGTATTCCAAGATCTCGGCGATATCCTTGCGAAAAAGAAAGTCGCAATCGACGAATAACGCCCAGCCCTTGTACCCCGCAAGATGCGGCACCAGGAATCGCGTAAAGCTGAACTCGGTGCTTGATAGCGGATCTCGGTCTCGCGTATATAACCCGAGTCTGCGTAGCTCAGACTGCACGACAGGCTGAATGTCGAGCGGTATCGTCGAGCGCTCAAGGAGGGTTTGTCTCGCAACCTTGTACGCGATCTCCTCGCGAGGATCATAGCCAATGAATATGCGAAAGGCGTTCATGGTTAAAACGGCAGATCGTCATCGAACTCGACATCAACCTTGGCCTCGGGTTTAGGCTTCGGCTGGGTGACGCTTAAGCTCATAAAAGGCTTGCCGGCCTTGGACTTTTTCATACGGCCAAAGATCGTCCACTCTTTGCCCTCGACGTTGAGCGAGCCGATGTAATCAGGGCTCTTATCGGAACGCTTCTCGCCGGCTCGGAATAAAACACCTGTATTCGTATTGTCGTAGGTCACAGTTTCACCTCATTCAGTTTGTTAACCTTGTCATCCAACTCACCTAAAAACATCGATATCTCGGCCTCGATCTCCGCAATGCGCGTGTCATCGCGCTCGACGCGAATGATCAGCAGCTGCAGGTGCTCAGGGAGGCGTGGATCGTAGGCTGCAAAATCGCACCACTTCGCACCCGTTACGGCCATTTGAAATTGCATCTGTGCTAGGTATCGAGCGGGGATCGTGCGGGTCAAAATCCACTCGAGCATGGTGTTGGTCTGTGGGCATTTGATCTCAACCAACCCCTCGCCGACGATGCCATCAGGAGACGCCCCAGCGCCTTCGATCGTTGGGTGGTCAATAAACCCCACCTCCTCGACAAGCTCGCCTGTACGGGCACTGTAGGCCGCTCTGGCCTCGGGCTCGGTCTGGGTGCCCCACTCCATCGCCGCATTCGAGAACGATTCGGTAGGCTTTCCCGTCAAGCGCTCGACGATCAGCTGGGCCATGTAGTTATCGCGGCTCGCGGCGTAACCTGATCGGGTTTTGGCGATGACATCAGCGACCCGAGATGCCGTCACCTTCGCCAAGCGCGCCTGGTGCCAGGCATTTGTACGTTGTTCCATTATTCGAGTTCCTTTTTACGTGAGGTAAACGCTTCCATATGCGCCTGGCGTGTCGGAGCATCAAGCGTCTTAAATAACTTCGTCAACGCTTCGACCGACTCGATCGCCTCGATTTTTGCGATCAGTGCGGCGTCGATCTTAGGCGTAGGCTTGTGACGCGCTTGGGCGGCCTCGGCATCATCGTCGATCTGGGCTAGGCCTACGATCGCAGCCAAGGCATAGCGGCGCGCATAGGTGATGCCAGAGCCTTGTGCTTGCGGGCTGTCATCTCTGCACAGCACAGGCGTAATCGACTTGATCCATTCGCCAGAGCTATGGGCAAGCGTGGTAA